GTTCCGATGGTGACAGACTGAGGATCTGCGAATGCCACAGTGTTCTCCTGTTCAATTGTTGTTGAATTGGTGTTCAGTTGTGCTCATCGCGCCTGGGCTAGGCCCAGTGCGACCAGGATAGCCCATTGATTTGCGTTTAGCAAATCGAGGCTAACGCCAAACCCGAAGGGGGAGGCCACTCGCCTTATCTTCTGGTCCAAGGTGCTTACTGTAGTGGAGCCGGTGTGACTAATCACACCGATTCCAGTAGGTACGCTCTTGGTCCAGGGATCTGCGCGCATTACACATCTCGCCTCGCGGCGGAGAGTGGAATACGCGTAGTTCAGGAGAGTGTGGTTCAGCCCGAGATCAGAGATGTTCTCGAGCACTGATCCTACATTAGAGAACCAGTCGATCAGCCATGACCATGGGGTCAACTCCCAGACGAAGGAGATATCGAAATCATCGCCGAGAACCCTATTAAGGTCCTCAGCCCGATCCCAGAAGCCGTTATTAGCGGCCGAGGGGCGGACTCCGGTGTGAAACCGGGCAGTGGTCCAGATACTCACTTCGTCAGAAAGTGTGATGTCGAAAGGCCGCGAATCAGTCGCGAGAGTAATGGGAGTTCCCATTACCGTACGCTGACCGAACGCGTTGTCGGCTGCAAGATCCTGCAAGGGACCAGCAGCCGTCAAAGTGACGTTGGCAGTTGTGCCAGCGCCCCGCTTCCAGACAACCCACTTGCGATTCCTTCGTGTATCATCCGAGATGAACAGAGCCTTATCAATATCAGCAAAGACATTGATAGCGGCCTGAATATCACGAATGATAGGGGTCCATCCGAAGACAACATTGAGGTAGTCAGACCCAAGGGCCTGAGTAGCATCTCTGATGCCGTCGGACTTCATCCTCATGATGAGGTTGTAGTGACCAACCAGACGTCCGAAAAGCTTAGGGACATCGCCGCGGAGAAGCTCCACGGCGCCCTGAGCTAGGGACGCAGTGCTCTTGAAGGGATTCATAGCATTTAGCTGTGAAGCCTCAAGTTTCACTCGATCGGAATTACCCGGTCCAAGGTTGGTGAGACCCCCTACGAAGGGTGCGAATCCCAGGGACGCGAAATAGCCGCTCATGTCTTGAATGGGTCCTGTAGTCTGCACAGCACCGGTACGATCTAACGTACGGATGAAGCGAGGCTGCGGGTCAAACAAGTCGTAGAGGTCAGTGCCCGCCGCATTACCAGAGTAGACGAGTCTACTCGGCGATGTGCGGGATGAAATCTTCGAGACGGCGAATTCATGTCCTACATCTCCAAGAAGGAAATGCGTAGGTGCAACTCTTCCTTTTGACAAGATCCCCGTGAGCTGACGCTCCGTGAAATCTCGTCTATAGGCTAGAGTTTCAGCTAGGTTACCACCTTTCGGCGGGATGTAGCTGTCCTCAGGGTTCGGTTTCGCGTTGTTGACATGCTTCGCACTACGATACGAATAAACGCATTCGTAGTGCGAAGGTCCCAGAACGAACGTGCTCGCCCCAGTATTCCGACGAGAGATCCCTGATCTCACGTGACCGGAAGTACGAGAGCGAGTATCGTATGGCATGGCACCTCCATAGGTGTTGACGCGAGGCCCCCGGATGGGGG